GCACTCGTCGGTGCGGGTGTCGGTGCGGGTGTCGGTGCGGGTGTCGGTGCGGTCGTCGGTGCGGTCGTCGGTGCAGGTGTCGGTGCGGGTGTGTTTACCGAGGCTTTGCACACGGCCAGAGGTGTTTCGAGCATATTACCATTAACGTCACACACAATTTTGCCGTCTAGGGTGGGTGTGTAGCCGTCTTTGCACTGGAGGATGTTAAACTCACGTGCTCGAAGCGAGGTCTTCCACTCGCTCGTCTGTTGGCCGTTGGGTGGGATCTGGACGTCGCTACAGAAAGTAGGCTGGCATTCGGCCACGGAGACACTGCCGTTGTCGCACCGGACGATGCCGTCGTTCGTGGCCACATAGCCCCGGGCGCACTGGATGCTGTTAAAATCACCCGATGCGAGCGAGTCCTTCCACGGCCACCCCTTCATGGCCGACCAATGGGGCTGGACGTTGACGCACGACGCGACCTTGCACTCGGGCATGGTGAGTTTGCCATCGTCGCACCGGACCGTGTTGTTGTCTTGGACGTGTGTGTAGCCTTCTATGCACCGGATGTAGTTGAAATCGCCCGACTCGAGCGTGTCCTTCCAAGGCTTCCACGTTTCAGTTCCTTTTCGGCCGTTGGCGGGGAGTTGGACGTTGGTGCACGACGCTGCGCACTTGGCCGAATCATCGACCTTCCCCTTGTCGCACTTGATCTTTCCGTCGTGGGTGGGCGTGTAGCCGTCATTGCACTTCAGGACGTTAAACTCGCCCGATTGGAGTGTATTCTTCCACTCGACCGTCCTTTGGGCGTTGGTGGGGACCTGGACGTCGGTGCACGACGCGGTCGTGCACTCGGCCGACGGCGTGACGATCGCACCGTCTAAGCACGTAATCTTGCCGTCGTGGGTGGGTACGTAGCCGTCGTCGCACACGAGGAGGTTCGACTTGCCCGACGCGAGCGTGTCCTTCCACCCGGCCGTCCTTTTGCCGTTGGCGGGGACGTGCACGTCGGTGCACGGCAGTAGCTCTCTGCACGCACCGGAGAGAGTTCCCTCGTGGCACAAGACCCGCCCTTTTCTGTCGGGCGTCTGGTTGTGTATTGTGGGTGCGTATCCGTCGGCGCACTCCATGACGTTGTACTCACCCGACATGAGCGTTCGCTTCCACTCGACACCCGGGAGCGTTTGGCCGTTCGTAGGCACCTCGACGTTGGCACACGACACGACGCACTTGGCATCCGTGAGTTTGCCCGCTTCGCACGCGATCATGCCGTCGTGGGTGGGCACGTAGCCGTCGTCGCACTCGAAGATGTTCGCATCGCCCGACTCGAGCGTGTCCTTCCACGTGGTGGTCGTCTTTCGGCCCTTGTTGGGTAAAGCGACGTTGGTGCACGGCAGTGCCTTGCACTCGGCCGACGGCGCGACGATCGCACCGTCTAAGCACGTAATCTTGCCGTCGTTGGTGAGTGTGTAGCCTGCGTCGCACTTGATGACGTTGTACTCACCCGACATGAGTGTATGTTTCCATTCACTGTTCAAGAAGTTTCCTGGCCCGTGATGTTGGGCATGAGGCGGTGGTTTGTTGTTGTAGCAACTCTTGAGTTTGTCGCTGACGCACTTGCCGTTTACTTTGCCCCGTATGCACTGGGAAATCCCACCGTTCGTAGGCGAGTAGCCGTCGTCGCACTCGAATCGGTTGAACTCACCCGATGCGAGCGATTTGTGCCACTCGGTCCCGGGGAACGTTCGGCCGTTGGTCGGCACCTCGACGTTTTCACACGAACGTACGGCACATTCCGATTCGACGAGCCGACCTTCATTACAGGAGACCTTGCCGTCGCCGGTGGGTCGGTAGCCCTCGTTGCACTTGAGGACGTTGAACTCGCCCGATGCGAGCACGTGCTTCCACTCGGCCGTCGTTTGACCGTTGTAGGGCACAGGAACGTAGGTGCACGATTGGAGACACTTGGCTTCAGTGAGCTTCCCGAAGTTGCACTTGGTCTTGCCGTCGTTGCTGGGCGTGTAGCCTTCCTTGCAAGAGACGGTGTTAAACTCGCCAGGCTCAAGCGTGCTTTTCCACTCGGCATCCGTTTTGCTGTTGGCAGGCGGCTTGACGTTTTGACACAACATATGGTCGCAACTGCCAGTGAGTGACACTGTGCGAGAGCGACCGCGTTCGCCTTCATGGTCTGTATATGCATTACACGTGAAGTTTCCTCCAGGTTTACCGTCCTCACAATTGAATGACTTAGTCTCGCCCCACCGTAGCGTCTTTGGTCCTGTTTGGCCGTCCTCGGCCCAGCGCGCATATGATGGTAAACGGACGTTCCAGCAATGCTGCTTTTTCCCGCACCTTACCACGGTAATATTTCCATTGTCGCATCGGACCTTGCCGTCGCTCCTAGCGACGGTCCGAGATTTTTTGTCGAACGTAACTGCCTCGTCGTATTTGTAGTCCTTGCACGTAAATTCGTTAAAATCGCCAGACTCCAGTGTATTTTTCCACATCTTGGCCTCTCCGTTGAGTGGAACTTTGACGCCCTCACAAGACCAATCTTGAGACGGCGGGAGCGTGGGGCGTACGTAATTTCCGGCCGAACTTGGATGCTTTTCTTCATGCATTTTGTGGCATAATCTACGGTCTTTGTCACACTTATCGAGTTTACGATCATTATCCCATCCCTTACTGGTAATTATCGACCTTATTGCATCCCGCAGGGTACTTTTAAACATTCCCCCATAACGAGACAGTACTTCCTCGACATCCTTTTCGTTTTCGTAGATAGGATCAGTAATTCCTTCGAAATTTCCATCGCGTAAATAACTCTCAAAAGAGAGGTAATCAGCGGTTCGGTCGTACTCTTGTTGGCATCGCTTGTAGTCTGTCTCACATTCCATTCTTTATCATCATTTTATGATCCCCAGACGAAGATTTTGGAAGGCCGAACCAAACGTTCCAGACGCTTTGGTTCGGCCTTCCAAAAAACACGCTCTGAAATGCTGGATCGGCCTTCCCAAATCTTCGTCTGGGGACCAAAAAAATTGCGCGATTTCGCGGCCACCTAGGGGAGTATGGGTGAGGTACTCACATTGGGACAACAATGCACCACATATTTAAATCGGTTCTTGGAAACAGCCCCATGTAAAATGCACGCACTGGAGAGAGTTCACTCGTGGCACAAGACCCATGTAGCGAACAAAAAATGGCGCAATTCCGCACCCACTCTTAACGAAGGAGCTTGCATACGTGAGTACTCAACAATCAGGCCAAGTTACAGTGGACACTAAAATGATTTAAAAGAAATGTGTCGAATTGGCCTGATTGTTGAGTACTCACGTATTAAAGTTCTTTCGTAAGTAGTTGGTGCGAAATTGCGCGATTTTTTGTTCGCTACATGGCACAAGACCCGCCATTTGTTGTCGGGCGTCCAGAGGAACTGGGAGTACATTCGGGTGGGCATGTAGCCGTCGTCGCATTTCACGACGTTCGACTCGCCCGACGCGAGCGTGCTCTTCCACTCGACCCCCGGGAACGGTTGGCCGTTGGTCGGCAGTGTCCGACTCTTGACTCGGCAACTCGACGTTGACACACGACGCGACGCATCTGGCCTCCGTGAGTTTGCCCGTGTCGACCGTGACCTTGCCGTCGTGGGTGGGCGTGTAGCCGTCGCCACACTCGAAGATGTTCGACTCGCCCGACTCGAGCGTGTCCTTCCACGTGGCCGTCCGCTTGCCGTTGGTAGGTACCGCGACGTTGGTGCACGGCAGTCGCTTGCATTCGGCCGAATGCTTGGTCGCACCATCGTTGCACGTAATCTTGCCGTCGTTGGTGGGCGTGTGGTCGTTGTCGTCGCACTCGATGACGTTGTACTCACCCGACATGAGTGTATCTTTCCAGACACCGTCCCAGCCCGCTTGCCTGCGCGCGACTCGGGCATGTGCGGGCAACTGGTTGTCGTAGCACTTGGCAAGTTTGTTGCTGACGCACTCGCCGCGGAGTTTGCCCATGGTGCACTGCAATCTTCCACCGTTTGTGGAAGAGTAGCCATCGTCGCACTTGAATTTGATGTCCTCACCCGAATTAAGATATTGTTGATGTGCATAGACGCGTCCTTCACGAGGGAATCCTGCGGAGGTGAAGGCCACGTAGCCGTTGGTTGGGTCACTAACTTCACCTTTTTTCTATGCACGATGGCATATTGATGGTATAGATATTGCCATATTTGTTCGTATAGGAGGTCTTGAGCGTGCCATCGTCACACAACCTTGCGCCGATGGGCATGTAGCCGTCTTCGCACTCGAAGCTGTCGTTCCAGTTCCACTCGCCCGACTTGAGCGTGTCCTTCCACGTGGCCGTCCTCTTGCCTCTGGTAGGTAAAGCAACGTTGGAGCACCTAGCGAGACACCTGCCTTCGGTATCGCCGTAGTCGCACGTTAGTTGGCCGTTGTTGCTGGGATCGTAGCCGTCGTTACACGTGAATGTGTTCGAGTCGCCCGATGTGAGCGTGCTTTTCCACCCTTCCGTTGGTCGCCCGTTGGCTGGTGGATTGACGTTTTCGCACGATCGACGCTGGATGCACCTCACGAGGGGCAACTGTCCGTCTTCACATCGGAGTTGGCCGTCTGTAATGAAGTTTTTTCCGTCGAATATAATCAGGTCCATGCCCGGGCGACTGCAGGAATCGACCTTGTTGAAATCGCCCGACTCGAGTGAGTGTTTCCATCCAGCACCTGGCAATGCGTCGAGTGGAACTTTGATACTCTCACAAGACGATGTGTTCGGTAGGTAGGAGTCTTGTTCATCATTACGCACCGCCACGGGTTTATCCGAACAATAAAGCAGCAGTCGGTCGAATGTTTTACCAGACGGACATTCCGTAATGACTTGGCTTGGAACGCAAACGTTCTCAGTTTTAGTGATAATGAAGGTGTTTTGCTTTCTACTAGACGTGCGTGGATTGAATTCGCTGGGAGGGACGACTTGGTCAGGATTGTCGTGTGTATATTGATATTTCCCTAAATAGACCGTCTGTTTAGTGAATCCTTCTTCACATTCATCTTCGATGCACCACCCCGGGCCGACACAGTCATCCATTTTTGTGCGTTGCGATGTGCTATTTTTGCATTTGGCGAGACACTGGCCCTTGACATGGTCCCACGTCAGTGTCTGGGGACAAACTTGCAGCGGCGGTGAAGAGGGGATTGGCTTATTTTTCCGGCAAGAAGAGTATTTTTTGGTACATTTACCTCTCCCAAACGAAGATTTTGGACGGATGAACAAAAGAGAAAATGCGGATTTTCGAAGCACTTTTCAAGGTCGTGAGTACTCGATTTGGGCTACGAATAGTTGAAAACTCAATCGAAACTCCGCATTTCATCTTTTGTTCATCCTTCTAAAATCTTCGTTTGGGGAGCATAACATTGGTTTCGACAATCCCTGTGATAGATTTCATCATCAAAGTGATTATCAAACGCATCTTTGAACATCCCGATAGCATTTCTCACCATTTTATCGTCACTTTGACGCGCAGTGGAATAGGCCGAAGCTTCCAAACCTTTTTGGTGGCACGTTTCTCGGCACTGTACGAAATCGCTCTCACACGACATCCTTTATCGTTAGTTTTATGCTCATCAAACGCACGTTCATTGTGGCGAGCAAAAAACGTCGCACGGTCGGTCAGCGGTCGAAAGTTTATGGTCCAAAAACGACGATGTTGGAAGGCCGGCGACTCGGCGACGAGACTTCGCAGGGTCACATTCCGGAGCGTGTTTTCGTCATGGGTGTTGGTACTCGATTTGGTCGACAAAACGTTCCGGATGGTCTGCCATGCTCCCCAAAACGAAGATTTTGGGGAGCATGGTGTTACCACTCCCAAGTGAAGATGCGAAAAGGCCGAACCAACATTTCAGAGGGCTTTGGTTCAACATTTTGTAGCCCAAATCTGGTACTCCAATCCTTGAAAAGTGCTTCGAAAACGCGGTCCGAGATGCTATGCTCCCCAAACACGCGACTGTTTGGCTCGCCACACAGTTCAGAGAAAGTGTGGCTCGCCAGTGCCCGTGTGGCGACCCATGTAGCGAACAAAAAATGGCGCAATTTCGCACCCACTACTTAACGAAGGAACTTGCATACGTGAGTACTCAACAATCAGGCCAAGTTTACACTGGACACTGAAATGATTTAAAAGAAATGTGTCGAATTGGCCTGAACTTTGAGTACTCACGTATGCAACTTCCTTCGTTAAGTAGTGGGTGCGAAATTGCGCCATTTTTTGTTCGCCATGCCGGTAGCGACTCCGACACTGGCGAGCCAAAAAGTCGCACTTTCAGCCCTCGGTAAAAGACGCATGAAAAACGTAGATACGAACGTAGATACGAACAACAAGCAATGATTTGGGTGTGTTCATGCAACTCAATCGACTCTACTGTTCATTTTATGCTCCCCAAACGAAGATTTTGGAAGGAGGAACAAACGGATTTTCGAAGCACTTTTTTCAATGGTCCGTGGCCCAAATTTAGTACTCACGCCCTTGAAAAGTACTCGAAAATCCGGATTGCATCTTTTGTTCACCCGTCCAAAATCTTCGTTTGGGATGGATACATTTACATGTCATTATATTACGCGTTATCCGACCCAAATCATTGCTTGTGTTGCGCCACACTGTGCGATAAACTCACAACGAGTCAAACGGGTCGACGACGACCGTGAAAAAAAGAATCGAAAACCAAGAGTAAATGGACGCCCGACAAAATGCGAGGCTAGACAGCGTGGAGGAGGTCAACAAGCGGCAAAGCACGACGCTGGCGTCGGTCGAGGCCACGGTGAGCCAACAAAACTTCAAGATGCGCAACTTCGATGCGACCCTGGCGCAACAAAAGGCCAAGCTGCTTGCGGCTGAAATGGCCATCAGCCAGCAAAACGCCAAATTGGCGACATCGGACGTGACCACGCGACAGCAGTTCGCCAAGCTGGCGACGGTCGAAGCGGTGGTGGCGCAACAGACCGCCCAGTTGGCGGCGGCTAGCCAGACCATCCGCGAGCAGCAAACCGCGTTGACGGAAGCGGACGCGGTCATCCGCAAACAAGCCGCCCAGTTGACCACGGCGGTGACGGCCCTGACGGCTGTTGAAGCGACCGCCAGTCTACACGGCGCCCGACTGGCGACGGTCGAAACGGCCATCCCGCCCCTCGCGACTGCGATGGACGCGCTCGTGTCACGGCCGAGGCTCCGGCGGGACGTGTGCGCTGACGTGAAAAGTGCGTGCAGCCAGATATGCTTCCAGGTCAACGGGCGGTTCTACGTGGGGTCCGGTTGGTTCTACTACGATGCACTCGACGACCTGCGACACGGATACTTTGTCACGGCAGCGCACTGCGTCATGCAGGTGGTGGAGGACCGCGCGTTACTCACGATGGAGTGCGGGTTCATCCAAGACCCAACCACCGACACCTGGGTGAGGGTGGACGTGCGCAGTGTGTTCTACGACGGAGTGGCCGACGTCGCGCTGATCAAGACCGACATCGACTTGTCGAACCACCCGCGGTGCGCTTTGAAGTTGGCGGTCGGCGAGCCAGTCTCCGGCGACACGTGCTACGTCGTCGGGAATCCGGGCGGGTTGGACGAGGACTCGGTCAGCGTCGGGTGCGTGCGGGACCCCCACTACTGCGAGCCGGGCGGGTACCAAATCACCGATTCCATCTTTGTGACGTGCCCGGGCATGGGAGGAAACTCGGGCGGCCCCATCGTCGACGAGGCGGGGGGCGTCGTTGGAATATATACGTTTGGTCTAGGCGAGTCGTTCGGCGGCGGCTCCAACAAAGGCACGCTGCAGCAGACGCTGTCGGTGCTGAAGGCGCTGCGCAACAATCGGCAGAAACGCTACTTGGGGCTGGATTGGAACGTCCCCAGTCCGTTTCTGGTCGCGCGCTACTACCCGGCCGACGCGCGATTCAGCACGTGCGTGTACATAAACCGAGTCGCCCCCGAGTCCCCGTTTGCGAGCGTCTTGAGCCCGGGCGACTTGCTGCTCAGCGCCACGCTTCCGAGTGGGGAATTGGTCGAGTTTGGGAATACAAACAAACAGAGAACGCCCGGAGTGTTGGTCTACTATTACGAGCCGATTGCGATTCAAATCGCCTACGTCAAGCCCAACCAGCAACGTCTCGTCGCAACCGTCGTGCTCGACCGAACCTACGATGACGTGTCGCTCCTGATGGACGGCCCGCTCCAAACCGGCCTACTGGGTCGGCGCACCAAGTTGCTGGACCGACTCACGGGTCTCGCCGAAGGGACCGCAACCCACGCGTTCGCATGCAACCCGGGCATGAGTCTCATGCCGATGGGTGTCTGATAGCCCAGTGATGGCCCAGTGATGGCCCAGTGATGGGCACGGTCAGGCTGTCATTATTCGTTACTACGAATCGTTAGCTGAATAACTTTATGGTCACCAAACGAAGAATTTGGAAGGCCGAGCAAACATTAGGCAACTTTATCCCTCCCAAACGAAGATGTTGGAAGGAGGAACAAAAGATGAAATCCAGATTTTCGACTGACTTTTCATGGGTTCGTAGCCCAAATCGAGTACTCACACCCTTGAAAAGTGCTTCGAAAATCTGGATTTCATCTTTTGTTCCTCCTTCCAAAATCTTCGTTTGGGAGGGATATAAATGCATGCTCCCCATTGTCGGAGTCCCCAAACGAAGATTTTGTAAGGCCGAGCGAACCTTTTGTAGACCTTTCCGAATGCGTTTCCCGGGGAAGCACTTTTCAAGGGTGTGAGTACCCATGTGGGAAACAACATTTCCGCGAAATACCCACGCCGGATTTTGTAAGGACTTTACGACCGTATCCTATACTAAATGGGATGTTGGATTCGTACATTTGCTTACAAAATCCGGCGTGGGTATTTC